CCCTATACAGCAATGCCCCTCAATCTCAACCCACTTGCTTATGTCCTATACACCTGAAGTTGATGATTATGTTAAATGGAACAAGGGAAAGTTTTCAGTAGAGGGATGGGTATATTTCAAGAGTAATGATTACATTACGATTGAGATTGGTGTGAAGGATAAGGATGAAGAGGATATATTGCATTGTCCGATTCACCGAAAGACGCGGTGTTTAGTTGTATGTTACCCACAGTTCTGGAAGAATCTTTCTTACGTTAAGTCACGCACCGATAAATATGATGAGAAGTAAAAACACCTCACAATAATGCAGCATCAGATCGAAGAAGGTTATACAAAAGCAATGATGCAGTTTGTAAAACTTGCTGCAAAGTGGGGTGCAAAACCAGTTAAGACGACTGGTAAGCATTTGAAGTTTCGTGATACCTTAGGCAATCAAATCAGTGCTCCTAAGACATCTTCTGACTTCCGTGCGATTCGTAACTTCAAGTCAGAGTTAAAGAACCGTGGTTTTGTACAACAACTGCCAACGTCAAAGGTTAAGGCACAAAAGGTATCATCAACGCCAGAAGTCACAACACCCACAAAAAAGACTGCTGAACAACAGACAACGTTTAAGGACTTTATGGATAGGATTCGTCCTACTCTAACTGATGTGAAACGTCCTGAAACAACAGCATCCAGAATGGGAAGAGGATATAGGAAGGCAATCAGAGAGTTACCTGCATCTGAGAAGTTCCGTATGGGTGATGAGATCATCCGACAGTTGAGAAGAGAGGAGTTTATTGACGAGGCACTATTGCCATCATTAGTAAAGGCAGCAGCACGACATTTAGTTAAGAGTAAGTCATTACAGAAAGCAGTTACCAATCAACCTGCTAAACAACTTAGGTTCACTAAACTCTTTCATGGTACAACTAAAACAGCGTCTGATGCTATTAGTAAAGGTGGATGGAGAGGTGATGTTAATGTAACCAGACAAATGACTGGTAAGGGTATGGTTAATGCTGCACCTGATTCTATGGTAGCAAAGTCATATTCATATGATAGAGCAGCAAGAAGAAATGATCTTCCATTCGTAAGAACGTTCAGAGTACCAAAGAGTGTTGCTGATAAGAATATGAGAACTTTATACAAAGGAACAGGTGATTATACTGGTAAGGGATATAGGTCAACTACCTTAACTCCACAACAAGCGAATAAGTATGATATTACTCAGAAGGTAGATACGTCTGGTGTTCTTGATACTAAGTTGTCATTGAATAAGTCACAGAGGCAAGAGTTACAACAAAGAGTTAGAACAGCATTACGCAATCCAAGGAATAGAGAAGTTCTGAATAGAGAAGTCAGACAAGGTAATGAAGATTCACTGACTAACTTATATCGTCAACGTAATAATCCTCAGAATCCTAATACCTTAGAGAATGAACTTAGAGGAAGGTATAGAGGTAAAGGAGTAGGTAGAAAGGAAACAACGAATGAACAGTTAGCACCAGTAAGTAAGAGTAATCAACTACCAGGTAAGTATAGTAAGATAGTGATAACAACTGATACTCCTTCTGATAAAATGAAGTCATTACAGGATAGAGTTAGAAGGTATGGTAATCTAAGAAGGTTAAAGGATATTGATGAGAGAAACCCTTAGTTTGGTATAATCTGATACTTTGTATTAAATAAAACAATAAAAAAAGGTTAATTTAAATATAAATGAGTGTTTTGTGTTGTTGATTCTCATTAGCAATAAGTTATTGAGAATAGGTGATCTTATGTGTGTTTAATACCCACTAAAACCTTCTGGGTCTTGTGCTTATACCTTATGAAAAGGTGCCCAGGTCTTGTGAGTTTAGCGAGCGTATCATAAGACGCGCAGTTTGTCAACACCAGGGGCGGGGGAAAATCAGAGAACCCACACAAAATCTAGACGAGACTTATAAATAATGGTTATGAATCTCGACTAGACTTGCATCTCGTCGATATATCTGATACAATAACAAAGCGTTCAACAAATCTCGACGAGTTTTATGTACGACGATTACGATCTCGACTACACATTCAGCAACGATTATAATCTCGACGAGGACTCATACTATCAGTATGCACAACTAGATACACATCTAGATGCAGATGATCTCGACGAGGATTATGCACACAATACGCAGGATTATGATGCGCTTGCGTATAGACATTATGCGTGATATAATCTAGTACACACGCACACACATCTAGACACATGTATACACACACAAAGCGTAGAGTATGTGTTACACTCGATGTAGAGTGTTATGAAGATCTTGACCTAGAAGATATTAACTGGAAAGATCTTCTAGGTCTTGAAGGTGACGAGAGTATTCATGTTAGCATCAAAGACCACGACGACTTCTGGTAGTGTGCCAGTTCGTGGATTGGCACATTCTCAACAATAAGTCTTTATTGATTCTCAATAAGGATTCACTATTGAGAATAGGTCTTATGATTACCGGAAGGCAGGAGGGGTGGCGATGTATTGTCGTCGACACGGTTACCCCACCGCTCCTCTGATTTCCTATAAGATAGCACCCCCTGGACCCTAATGAGGGTTTGGTGTGCCAGTTCGTGAGGTGTCCACTGTTTGCCCTGCAGGGTCCGATGGGGTGCCATACTTACCGCAGTTGAAACAAAACCAATGCAAGCGCTGACCTCCATGATCTCCGAGCGTACCGACTACAACGGTTGGGCGAATTGGGAGACCTGGAACGTTGCCCTCTGGATCCAGAACGACTACAGCACCTACAAGGTCGCCCGTCTCTATGACTCCTATGACCGCCTGATCCCCCGCCTGGAGCGGATGTGGGGGCAGATGACGCCTGACGGTGCCCGCTGGATGGATGGCACGATCGACACCGCTGCCCTGGATGAGATGCTGGCGGACCTGTGACGGTTCGTTAAGTTGCACAAGGGGGGTCACGGATCCCCCGTTCCATGCCCTACAATAACTTCAGTTCAAACAACCACAATGGATTTCGACACCGACCTCTTCTCTGAGATCAACGACATGCCTGCTGAGATCTTTGACATCCCTGAGATGCAAGATGACCGCTTCGATGTGGAAGCATACCTCAAGGGTGATACCGACTACTGAGTGCCAGTTGGGGAACTGTCCACGGTTCCCCCCAAACGCCCCCATCGACCCCCTATACTGAACGAAGTTCAGACAAACCCAATGGAAACCTTCCTCGAAACTTCTTTCCAGAACGTTCGTTCTTCGAAGCGTACTGACGAATTTCATAATGCTCTTCTGGACGAAGTTCTGAACGCTAACTCTACTTGGGCAGAGTACGATTGGCAGTTTGAGTATCAACTTCCCGTCGACGGATTCGGTGGCACGTTTGACATCGACATCGCAGGTTTCGTGAATGGTCAACTTAAGGTTGCTATTCTTGGTAAAGCGATTAACTCTAACGTGAACAAAAATATTAAGAACTACGCTAACACTTCTATTGGTGAAGCGGCACGTATTATGTACGCTCCGAATGTAGTAATGGAGAAGGTTCTGTTCGTGACTGTTCTCCCCCGTATTGCACCCCGCTTTAACACCAAGAAGGAAGTTGTAGGGTTCGACGACGTCATCAGTGCCAAGAATCGCACCAAGATCAATGACATTCTGACTGCACAATACAGTGGGAAAGTAGAAGCGATCGACCTGTTCTTTGACATTGAAGGTGTTAAGACTCTGACTAACTTCGACCTGATTGAAGTCAAGAACCTGGACGCCCTGACCCTGTGACAATCGGTTAAGCGGCACAGCGGAGGGATCCGACCCTCCCCTTTGCCCCTTATACTTACTTCAGTTCAAACCAAACCAATGACCTACGACGTGATCTGCCCCTCTGCCCCTGAGGAGAACGAAACCACGACCGACCTGGACCGTGCCATGCTGCTCTGCCTGGACCTCTCTGAAGAGTTCGGTTACGCTGAGATCCGTGACGCCTTCGGCAACATCGTCGGAGACTACGGTGACCCTACCACCTTCCTGGTCTGATACCATACGGGGGAGCGATCCCCCCCTTTTTTTGACAATCCGTAATGTAGGCAGGGCTCTACCTTCATCCTAGCACACCGTCCCGCCCTCATCCGAAACGTTACAAAATTGAAATAACTATTTCAAGGCAGGGGGCGTGGCGATGGTTTTCATCATCAGGGCTACCCCGCCCCTCCTTCGCTTGTGACCATAGTATAAGGGCAAACCGCTGCCCCAATCCGCCACCATGTGCCACTTTCCTAACTGTCCACCAATCCCCCTACAGCACCTCAGACCCCCTATACTAAGGGCATGAACAAAACACAAGCGATCCAAACCCTCAGCGCCGCCTTCGGTGCCTACCGTGGGACCTGCGTTCCCGACTACACCACCCCCCAAGAGCGGGGCATCGTCTGGCACCGCTTCGCTGACACTATCATCCAAGAGAAGGACCTGCTGGGTATGGCGACCCGTTATGCCACCTGAGGGACTGTCCCTCCCCTATTGACTTTCCCCCCGATCCCTGCAATACTAAGAGCATGAAGAAAACCACCCTCGACCTCTCCGCTATCATGGCAGACTACACCGCCTCCGTGATCGCTGAGGAGAAGCGCCGCCAGGCGATCCGTGACGCTGCCGCTGCTGATCAGCAGGCATGGTTCAGCAAGTGGGAAGCAACCCGCCCTCAGGGAACCTACGGGACCTGGAATATCTCCGACCGCGACTGATGAAAGCACTCACCCGCTCCCGCTCTGCTGACTTCCATCGCGCTACCATGCTCAAAATTCTTATCGGTGCTGGACTGCTCTACCTACTATGGGAACCGATCCGTCCCGTCCGTATTGTGACAGCGGATGTACTGTACACCGCAGGCGACCTGATCCGCCGTTGACCCCTTATACTGATCTCAGTTCAAACAACAGACCAATGCAAGTTTACGTCGTTTTTGGTGGATGGGACTATGAGGGTGCCGACTCCGCTGGTCCTGCCCTGTTCGATTGCAAGTCCACTGCCGACGCTGCCGCTAAGAGCATGAAGGAAGACTGCAACTACGACTGGGTTGAGGTCAAACTGCAGACTGTCACAATGGGTTCGCTGATCGCTGCCTGACCCCCCTATACTGATCTCAGTTCAAACAACAGACCAATGCGTAAGATCGAATCCCTGATGAACGCCGCAATCAGCGACAACGCTACATGGGCGATGGACAACACCGCTGTCACTCTGAACGCTGACGGTGAGTCTGAGGTCTTCCTGCACGGTAATCTCATCGCTCGCATCGGTGAAAATTTTGTTCAACTGTTTGACGGCGGTTACCGTTCTTCTACCACGAAGTCCCGCCTGAACGCTATCTGCGACGCTCATGCCGTGACGGGTGAGGGAGTGTTTCAGAAGGCGGGGGAGTGGTTCTGCCGCCAGTATGACACCGCTGCTAAGACCTGGCAGACCGTACCCTTTGAGAGCGGTATGACCCTGGTGTGACACCTGACTAACTGGTCCGGAGGGGTTGACCAGGACCCCTCCCACCCCCTATAGTAAACACAGTTCAAACGAAACACATGGCACGCGCAATCGGTTCCGCCCGCTCCACCGACACCAACGCTAAGGGGGGTGCCCTCCGTTCTTCCTCTGGTGGTGGTATGACCTTCACCCCTGCTAAGGGTCTGGGCGCTTCCATGGTTGACGACCTTGACGGTGTGGTTTCCCGTGCTAAAGCACAATACGCCGCCGACCGCCGTGCTGCTGCCCGTGAGCGCCTGATGGACCGCATCGACGCCCTGCTCGCAGACGACTGATTCTGTGGTATGATTCTCTCAGTTCAAACCCACTGACCATGGCACTGTACAACATCGCAACCGATCTCAAGACCCGCCAGACCGTATGGGTCAGCACCAACGTAGTGAAGGGTCGCCCGCAACTTAATTCACACCGCGACGACGTCTTCGGTCGTTCCCTTGCTAAGGCAGGTTCGGACGGATACACCGCTGTGGAACTTGCAGGACTGCACACCGACTACGTGGGGAGGGGTTGACACCCTGCTGGGTTCGTGGTAGGCAGTGCCCCCGTGGGGGTGCCGCCGCCCCGCGGGCGCGTGTGGCGGTTTATAAGCCCCCCGTTTTAAAAACGCTTAGGTACCATTAAGCTATAAAGTCTTGCTTTCGCGGGGTCTTTATAGAACTCAGAGTTTTTCTATATAAAACAAAAATGGAAACACAAATACCTCAGATGCAAAAAAATCCGGACAAAAATTTTACGACCGTAGAGGTTGATCCTATAACTGGGGAGTATTATATTACGATACCTGAGTGGATCTTAAATGATTTCGGGTGGTATGAGGGCACGGAAGTCAATATGGAAGTTGAGGGTGATTGTATTGTAATCACTGAGATCAAGAGAGATTGACTTCTTATAGATAATGCGTTATGATTCCCTATGAATCGATTCAAATTCAAACTTGATTAAGTTATGACAAAAGGATTTACAGTAAAAGCAAAAACACCTGTTGCGAAGAAAGAACCAGAGTGGGATTTAGATCAAGCGAGAGAGATGGTAAGAGGAAAGACAGTGGTCTTTTGTCTCCCTGGGCGGGGAGTGTCTTACACATTTCTAAAAAACTTCGTACAGTTGTGTTTTGATTTGGTACAAGCAGGAGCAAGTATCCAAATCTCACAAGATTATTCTTCGATGGTAAACTTTGCACGTTGTAAGTGTCTGGGTGCAAATGTACTGAGGGGACCCAATCAGAAACCATGGGATGGTAAGTTAAAGTATGATTGGCAGTTATGGATTGATAGTGATATTGTGTTTAACACAGAGAAGTTCTATCAGTTGGTTCTGATGGATAAGGATATTGCTGCTGGTTGGTACATGACGGAAGATGGTCATACAACTTCTGTTGCACACTGGTTAGAAGAGGATGATTTCCGCAACAATGGTGGAGTGATGAATCATGAAACTGGTGAAAGTATCTCAAAGCGTCGCAAACCATTTACTGTTGATTACACTGGTTTTGGTTGGTTATTGATCAAGAATGGTGTCTTTGAACATGAAGGTATGCCATATCCTTGGTTTGCACCGAAGATGCAAGTCTTTGAATCTGGTGAGGTTCAGGATATGTGTGGAGAAGATGTAAGTTTCTGTCTGGATGCAAAGGACGCAGGATTTGAGATCTGGTGTGATCCTCGCATCCGCGTTGGTCACGAAAAAACTCGCGTGATCTGAGTCAATGACAGAGAAGTATACGGTTCTCCATAAAGGAAAAGTTCTCTTCAAGAACTTGACAGAAGACGAATACTTCGATATTATGGAGGACCTTTCGATTGAGTTTTATCAGAAAGGTTCTCCAAACCCCTCGGAGATTGAAACAAAAGTTACTCGATTTTAAAGTATTATGGCAAAAGCAAAAGTTGGTCTGAATAAGAGTTCTTATACCCCAGGTCCTCCTAAGAAGTCTCGTCAAGGCATGGGTGGGGGAACCAAATATGCCGCTACGTCTCGCAATGGGGCGCGGAAAAAGTATCGCGGTCAAGGTAAAGGTTGATTTTATGAGGAGGTTCCACATGGTTCCTCCTCTTTTTTATGAAAATAAATACGATTAAGGGATAGCAACCCCTCTAAAAGTTCTGATTTCGTAGTAAATCAGGAGCAAAATGGGCAATTCACCTGTCGATAGAGATGCAAACTACATGAGAGAGATGTGGGGAACTACAAAACTCATCTCAGATTATGGTTCAATGCGTCCAAACAGTGATTTTTTGGATAATTTAGCAAATCATCAGCATCAAAAGATGCTTCGTGAGATTTCTAATGATGATCTAACACCAAAAAAGCATGATTTTGAGACTCAGAACGAACTTCATGAAAAAATCCGCAATGATGAGGATTATGATGATTGGGATTATGGTACAGAACCGTTTTATGGGAAGATTTCTGGGTAGGTGCTATAAATAATTGGACGAAAAGTACCATTTCAATGGCATCCAAGAGGATTTCCAGAGCATTTAAAGACATCAGTTTGTCCTTTGATCCCCATCCGGTGACAAAGGACCTTCCTGTATTGACAAATGAGCGTTCAATTCGTAGATCAGTTCGCAATTTAGTTGAAACGATCCCGACAGAACGCTTTTTTAACTCTACTCTTGGTACAAATATTCGTAGAAGTCTATTTGAGTTCGTTGATTATAGTACTGCCGTTATAATTGAAGACCAAATTCGTAATACTGTTGGTTTTTATGAACCAAGAGTCACAAATCTCAAGGTTCAAGTCGATCCAAGACCTGATGACAACAGTTTCGATGTGAATGTCATCTTTGATATCATTGGTTTAGATATTGCAACGCAACAATTTTCATTCATATTAGAGGCAACACGATAAACAATGCCTTTTACACAGTTTACCAACCTAGATTTCGATCAAATAAAGACAGAGATTAAGTCATATCTCCGTGCAAACTCCAATTTCACGGATTTTGACTTCGAAGGATCTAATTTCTCTGTCCTTATCGATACTCTCGCGTATAATACCTATATTAACGCATTCAATGCGAACCTAGTTGTTAATGAATCCTTCCTGGATGCAGCGACAGTTAGAGAAAATGTGGTTTCTCTTGCCCGTAACATTGGTTACGTACCACGCTCTAAAAGCGCCGCTAAGGCACATATAACATTCAGAGTTCCTACCACTACCGCAAGTAGTTTCATCACCCTTAAAGCGGGTCTGGTGTGCGTAGGATCGTTCGATAACACATCATATCGCTTCTCTATTCCAGAAGATGTAAGTGCAACTGTTGTAAATGGTGTTGCACAGTTTGGATCAGCATCTTCTCCGATTCAAGTCTATCAGGGAACACTGTTACAGAAGCAGTTTTTAGTCAATAGTTCTGTTGATCAGCGTTTTATTCTCGATAATCCAAACATCGATGCCTCAACAATCGTTACTTATGTAAGAGGTGTTAATGATACTGGATTGGGAAGAGAATATCATCGTGTTGATAATATCCTCAATCTCAATAAGAACTCTGAGATCTATCTGATTCAAGAAGTTCAAGACGAAAGATACGAACTTCTGTTTGGTGATGGATACTTTGGTAAAGAGTTGGAGAATAACTCTGTTGTTACAGTTAAGTATGTTGTAACTGATGGTGAATCAGGTAATGGACCAGCAGCATTTGATTTCCAAGGAAACTTTGTTGATGAGTCAAACATCAGAGTGATTCCTTCTGCGTCAGTGCCCGTTACAACCGTTCAGAGGGCGATGAATGGCGGTGAGATAGAGAATGTATCATCAATCAAATACTTCGCTCCTAGGTTGTATTCCGCGCAGTACAGAGCGGTTACAGCAAGGGACTATGAGGCGATTATTCAATCAATCTATCCCAACACAGAATCGGTTGCTGTTGTAGGCGGTGAGGAGTTAACTCCACCACAATACGGCACTGTTCAGATCAGCATCAAACCAAAGAACGGCACATACGTTTCTGATTTTGATAAGCAGAATATCCTATCAAAGATCAAGCAGTATTCGATTGCTGGTATTAATCAGAAGATCGTCGATCTCAAAGTTCTCTATGTTGAGATTGATTCTTCTGTTTATTATAATACAACTCAGGTTTCAAATGTTGATGATTTGAGAACCAATATTATCAACTCTCTTGCCACATATTCGAGAGATGTTGATATTAATAAGTTTGGTGGAAGATTCAAATACAGTAAGATCTTACAGTTGATTGATAGAGTTGATAGTGCAGTAACTTCTAACATCACAAAAGTGAAGATTAGAAGAGATATGAAGGTTCTGAAGAATCAGTTTGCACAATACGAACTCTGTTTTGGTAATAGATTCCATATTAATCCTGCCGGATATAACATTAAGAGTACTGGATTTACTGTAAGTGGTTCAAATGATATTGTATACTTCACTGATGTTCCAAACAAGGATGCAAATGGCAACTTAGATGGAAGTGGAATGGGTGTTCTTTCTGCAATCAAGAGAACAGAACAAGATAAACTTCAAGTTGTTCTTAAGTCTGTTGGAACAGTAGATTATGCTAAGGGTGAGATCTTGGTTAATACAATCAATATCACATCAACTGTTGCCGATAATGATATTGTTGAGATTCAAGCATTCCCAGATTCTAATGATGTTGTTGGATTGAAGGACCTTTATCTTAGTTTCAATGTTCCGAATAGTACAATAAATATGGTAAAGGATGTTATCGCATCTGGTGAAGATATTTCTGGAGTTACCTTCACAAGAGATTACTATACTTCAAGTTATTCCAACGGAGCATTAGAGAGGAAATAAAATATGTCGCATTTTGAGAAGAGAGTGCAACTCAATAAAATTATTGAGAGCCAACTTCCAGAGTTTTTAGTTGCAGATTTTCCAAAGGCAGTTGAATTTTTCAAACAATATTATATTTCCCAGGAATATCAGGGATCAGATTCTGACCTGATAAACAATCTTGATCGCTATATTAAGTTAGATAATCTCGTACCAGAAGTTGTCGTTGGTAAAACAACCCTTTCTTCTAGCATTACGGATACTGATTCTACAATAACCGTATCTTCCACTAAGGGTTTTCCAGAAGAGTATGGTTTATTAAAAATCGGTGATGAGATTATCACTTATACCGCCAGAACAGAAACAACTTTCACTGGTTGTATTCGTGGTTTTAGTGGAATCACTGGGTATGATGTTGGCATCACAAGTTCTTTCTCTAATGTTAACAAGCAGAATGTAGTATTTTCTACCTCTGTCGCAGCAGCACATACCCAAAGTTCAGAAGTAACTAACCTCAGTGTTCTTTTTCTGCAAGAGTTTTATAGAAAACTTAAAAGAACTTTCACGCCAGGATTAGAAGATAGTGATTTTGTTTCCGATTTGAATGTAGGAAACTTTATCAAACATGCAAGAAACTTCTACCAGTCGAAAGGTATTGAAGAATCTGTAAAGATTATCTTCAAGGTTCTGTATGGTGTAGAAGCACAGGTATTGGATCTCGAAAAGAGATTGATCAAACCATCTTCCGCTGATTATATCAGAAGAGAAGTTGTTGTAGCAGAAAATATTTCAGGTGATCCTTTCAAGTTGGAAGGACAAACTATTTTTAGATCAACTGATCTTAAGACAAATGCATCAGTATCTGATGTAGAAATCTTCACAAGAGACAGCAAGACATATTATAAACTTGGAT